GTCGCGCTTGCCGCGTACATGTTGGCCATGGTGTCCACGAGCGTGGGCGTCTTGGGCTGGTCGAGCTTCTGCTTGAGCAGTTGGCCCAAGGTCATCGGGGTGCTATCGCTCATCATAATCTCCTTTGGGTAATGAGCTTGTGTTGGGACGCAACACCACGTAAGCATACAGGAAGTACGCTTTGGGAAGCCCCCCCCCCCCAGTGGAGGCAACCCAAAGAGCACTAGCTCGCGGATTCGTCAACGGTGCAGAGGAAGGGAGGACGAGGAGGGCGCACCAAACCACCACGACCAAGACACAGAGGAAAACAGGGGGGGCAGAAAGCAGGGAACCCCAAACCCCCACACACATACTGTTTGATTCTTTCACACACAGAGAGACACTCCCATAGAAAACTAGGGGAGGATTCTTTTCAGATTTCCTGTGACTCAAATTCACGAAAGAATCCTAGCTGTCTCCTATTAGGACACTTTTCGAGATAAATCAACAACTATGGCCAAAACTAAAACCCCATCAGAGAAACTCGCACTACTCCGCGAGTTGAAGAAGCGTGAATTACGCACCAAATACAAAGAATCTTTTGAAGATTTCGCCAAAGAGCAGATCATGATCCTCCCCAAGGATGTCTCCAAAGGATTCATTAACTTTGAGTTTAACTCGGCGCAGAAGATCATCAATGATCAACTGGAGAAGCAACTCAAAGAAACAGGCCGAGTGAGGGTCATTATCCTGAAAGCTCGTCAAATGGGCATCTCCACGCTGGTCTGCTCAAGGGTATACTGGAAGAGCTACTTCAACGCCTTCAATAAGTCCGTGGTGATGGCCCATGACAGTGCCACCTCAGATAACCTGTTCAATATGAGTAGGAATATCATTGACAATGCAAACGAAGATTTTAAACCTACTCTCAAGAAGTCCAATGCTAAAGAGATTATGTTCGAAGAAAACGATTCAGGATATCGGCTCTATACTGCGGGGTCTCCTGAAGCTGGTCGTGGTACTACGCCGACTATTGCACATTTATCGGAGGTAGCCTTCTGGACACATGATGCAAAGATCTTGGCGGGACTCTTTCAAGGTATCTCCCAAGCGGAAGGTACAGAAGTAATTCTTGAGAGCACAGCCAATGGTGTGGGCAATGAGTTCCATAGACTATGGACCGATGCAATCAATGGTAACAACGAGTACCTTCCCATATTTGTCCCTTGGTTTCTCATGCAAGAGTACTATAGGGATCCTCCGGAAGGATTCCTCACCACAATTGAGGAAGATAAGCTCGTTGAGAAGTTTCAACTCAACCACGGCCAGCTATATTGGCGAAGGTTGAAGATCGCGGAGTCTGGCCCAGATAAATTCCGTCAGGAGTATCCCTCCACAGCAGAAGAAGCCTTTGTGGTTAGTGGATCAAATGTATTCAACATTGAGAAGCTCAGTAAGTTAGTTCCCCAACCCATTCTCTGTCAACGAGAGTTCGACTTTGAGAAGAAGTTGTTTGAGGATAGCATGAAGGGTTCTCTTGAGATCTACAAGTATCCTTCCTTTGATGATGCATTTGTGTTAGCTGCAGATACTTCTCTGGGAGTAGGTAGGGATTATTCCTCTGGTATAGTCATGAACAAAGAAAAACAAGTGTGTGCCGTATATAGGAACAATTATATTGACCCATCTAGGTTTGGTGATTTATTGTTTTATCTCGGACGGTACTACAATAATGCTCTTCTGGGAGTGGAGAGTAATTCCATGGGCATAGCTACCTTGAATAGGCTAGCACAGATGAAGTATGTTAACCTGTACTATCAGACTAAGATAGCCAACATTAGTAAGGAAGAGGGAGAGAGGCTTGGATGGAGAACAACATCAGCCAGTAAACCTGCCATTATTGGATTCCTTAAGAATGCCATTGAGAACGAGGAGATCTGGATTCCTTCGAGGATCATGATCCATGAGCTCATGACATATATCTCTGATGATAGTGGTAAGACCATGGCAACTCCTGGACAATATGATGATACAGTGATTGCATTAGCCATAGCTCTTGAAATGTTGAGGACCCATGGCGATAAGCTCTCTGTGAATAGGGTTCCTTGGAATCAACAGCAGGGCACATTTAAACAACAAGAGACCGTATGGCTTTAAATAGATAAGGACATAATTATGGGTAAACCATTTATTGCAGATAAGACTCCTATTAAGGAAATGATCAAACAAAAACCACAAGGTAAGCTTGTGAATAGTAAGGACAAGAAACTAGAAGTACAGAAAGAGCGCCAATATCTTCCTGTGCGGGGTAACGGTATTTAAACATCCCATGTGTCCTACCGTTTTGATGGTTGTACGGTGGATAATACAACTATCACTTATACGTATGATTGATTGAGGACCAAAGAGGTCTCACATCTTGGAGAATAAATAATGAGTAAAACAAAGTATGAGGTCATTGATGACGAGCAGTTAGCTAAGCTCGTTGAATCGGGCCTCTTAGATGCCTCTTCTGATTGGTTGTCTGGCACAACTCTTTCAGCAGAGCGGGAGAAGGCCACACTAGAATATGGCATGCTCCCCACAGGTCATCTCTCACCACAAGGTGTGAGCCAAATTGTGTCTTCGGATACAGTGGAAGCGGTGGATGGTTACACAGCCATTCTTTCTGAGCTTCTCTTTAATAACAATAAGATTGCCAAGTTTAAGCCCTATGGCAAGACACCCAAGCATGCACATCAAGCAAAGGTTGCTGCTGACTTAACTAACTATACAATCTTTAAACTTAATCCCGGTTGGGCAGTTCTCAATACATGGCTCAAAGCGGGTCTCATGTATAAGAACTCCGTTATCCGTTGGGAGAAGGTTGAGGATTTTGAGTATTGCTTTGAAGAGTACGCTGAGATTGATCAGAATACCCTTGACATGATTCTCTCTGAGGAAGATGTTGAGGCTGTTGGTCAATTAGAGTACGATGGTGTCAAGACAGTAATTGATGGTGAAGAGACATACATTAATGTATATCGTGATGTGCGCCTCCGTAGAAAGAAAGATAAGAGCAGGATCAAGATCAGTAATGTTCCCACTGAGAATTTCAGGATCAGTAAAGATGCTTCTAGTATTGGAGATGCTACCTTTGTTGGTATTGAGACAGAGTTGACTCGTGGTGAGGTTAGGAAGCTTTATCCTGACATGGATATCGATTGGGGCACTGTGAGAGATGTTCTCCCACAAGCCAAAATGATGCCCACCGAGCAAGCCACCCGCAAGATCCTTGCTGGTGTGGAGGCACATGCTCAAGGCAGGGGTCACTCGGTTGATACTGAGGCAAATACCCCTGTGCAGGTCGTTGAGTGCTGGATGCGTGTTGACCGTGATGGCGATGGCATTGCAGAACTAAAGCATATCTTCTATGTGGGTGGTCAGATTGGTCTTGAGGAAGATGCTAAGTGCGTTCCTTTGTCCGATTTCAACCCATTCGAAATTCCTTACGAGTACCATGGTTTGAGCCTTGCCGACATGACCCGCCCGTCCACTCTTGCGTCCACTGCTATTTTGCGTGGATTCATTGAGAACGTATACATGACTAACTATGCGCCCAAGTTGGCAGATCCCAACGTGGTCGATTTCTCTGCGCTTCAAAACATGAAGCCCAAACAGGTTATCCCAACAACGGGGAATCCTAATGGCGCGGTTGCTGCACTCATTCCTGAAACCATTAGTCAGGGTACTGTTCCTCTGTTGGAGTTTCTCCAGCTGCATAAAGAGCAGTCCCATGGTCTGTCAAAAGCGGCCCAAGGACTCAATGATACACTCTATGTGAGTGGCAACTCGGAAGCCAAGGTTAGCATGGTTCAAAGCGCTGCTCAGACAAGGATCCAATACCTTGCACGTAGGCTTGTGGAGACTGGTGTTAAACGCCTTGTAGAAGGTGTCTACTCCATGCTTCGAGAGGGTCTTAAAGGTAAGTCGGTTGACTACTATGATAGCCAGGATATTCTTCAGTCAGTTGATCCTGCAGAGCTTCCCTCTGAAATGATCCTTGAGATTGATGCCGATGTCGGTGAGTTTGGTAATACAAACATGCTCAAGAAAATGGAAATGGTTGCCAAAGGAGTTATTCCTGCGCTACAAGATGGCGGGGCAGGTGCAGCCATTAAACCATCAGCAGCATTAACAATTGCAGCAAATACCCTTCAGGCTCTTGATCTGGACCCTCTGGATTATCTGGAAGATTTCTCTGATCCTGCTTTCTTGGAGAAGGCAGAGCAATCTCGCCAGAATGAAATGAAGGCTGCAGCCAAAGCTAAAGCACTTCAAGAGGAACAAACTATGTGGGATATTGAGCAAAGAAAGGCAACGGTTGCTCTCACCAATGTTCAATCCAAGAATGCTCTCCAAGATAATGCCCGACAGCTCGTCATTGCTTGGGATAAGCATTATCAAGATTGGGCGAAGCTGGCGATTGAGGCAGCAGCTAAAGGTGTTGGCCTTCCTGATAAAGCGCAACCTAATCTTGAAGAACTCATGATGAAGGCCATGCAGATTGTTTCTATGGATGCATCTGCACCAATGGGTAATCCCGATATTAAATCTGCGGGAGTCCCTGCGGAGTCGGCATTGCCGGTTCCCGGTAGCGCCACGGGAGCATAATTATTATTTAGTAGGCACCTAAAGAGAAGATTTCTAACGTTTTCTCCTTAGTCCTACATGCATGCCTGTAGTATAATTGGAAGTATCTGCGTCTCCAAAACGTTAGGGCGGGGGTTCGATTCCCTCTGGGTGTGCCATGCGACAAATAAGCTCTAGAGGAGCATATTATAATTGTAGAGGATACATGGAAAAGTATACAAAAAGTGTACGTAAAGCATTTACTCGAAATACTGATTCGGAGGGGAAACCCATAATTGAGCCTTTCAGGGATGCCCAAGAGTGGCTCCAAAAGTCTAGGTTTGCGGATCAGGCCAAAGAGGAATTCTTTACGGATGTCTATTCTGACATCATTGTGGATCTATTTGTCTTGTGGTTGAAGAGTCCTCCCCATGCTCAAAAGGAGCGGGAGTATTACTATCATTCTGCCCTTGCACTGGGTAGTGTAAAAGAGAAATTGATTCAGTATCAACATCGTGGTCGTAATGCAGAATTCATGGCCATTCAGAAAAAGAAAGCGCAAGAGGCGCAAGACGAAGAGGATAATACACAATGAAAGGTACAGACAAAGAACGTGAATACGAAAAGAATATTCAAACACGAGAAGTATTGCTTAAAGCACGTAAGGCTCTAATGACAGAGATCTTTCGTGCAGGGGAGAGTGGTGGTATCAGTCGAGCGCAAAATTATGCGCCTGTGCTGGTGGACCTGCAAGGGGCTGTTAAGGTCATGAACGAGATCATCGCTGAGAATGAAGAAGAACTCACTGAACCTGATCCCGTTGCTGACCGCATGGCCGCATTGCGGGCTGCTAAAGCCGCTAAGAAAGCTGAAACTACCTCCCAAGAACAGAACAAGGAATAACAAATGAATCTAGATCACCTCTCTACCTCCACCCCTGCTAGTAACATCAGTAAAGCTGATTTTGAGCGGATGGAGATGACTGGAAATAGTGACGAGCCAGCCGTTCCGAGCATGGATGATATCTTAAAGAATTCTCCCATTCAGAAATTTCTGAAGGAAGGTGAGAAGAAGAATCTACCCGCAGATGACGAGGAAGAAGCTGCTCCGGTTAAATCGGAAGAAGAAGAAGAAGTCCCAGAAGAGACTTCCGAAGAGACCGTTAATGACTCAGATGAAGAGAAGAATCAAGAAGAATCTGAAGAAGAGGAAGAAGCTGAGGATGACCAAGAGTCTACCCAAGAAGCTAATTTACCTTCGGAAGAGGATATTGATTGGGAATATAAGATCCCCGTTAAAATTGACGGTAAGGTCGAGTATAAAACCCTAGAGGAAGTCCGTAAGGGCTACGCTACTGACCAGCATCTGTCTCAGAAGGGACGAGAAATTGGCGAAGCACGCAAGAAGGTAGAGCAAGAAGGTGTTGTGCGTCTGCAAGAATTAGTTCAACTTGGTGGTATTCTGCATAATGAGCTCACTGCGACTGAGACTCAATATGCGAAACAATACAAGGAGCTAAAAGATAAGGTCGATAAAGCGAAAGAGGATGGTGATACGTACACTGTTCGAGAGCTTAAAGATCAGCTTGAAGATGTGCAGGAGAAATATTGGAGTACTCGTAGCAAACGAGAGCAAGGGGCTAAAGCAGTCCTAGAACAGATTCAGCGTAAACAGGCAGAAGATCAACAAGCGTTACGACAGGCATTTGACGAAAATATCAAAAATGAAGTGCCTGACTGGGACGGTAAAGTTGCCGAGAGTGTCCGTAAGTTTGCGCTTAAAGAAGGTTTATCCGATGCTGTTCTCGGACAGATCTATGACCCTGTGGTCGTCCGTATGCTCAACGAGTATAGGATTCTCAAGACAGCAAAGGAAACTGGTGTTGTGAAACGTAAATCCGCTCCTGTTGTCAAGAGCATTCCTTCTAAGAAAGCTCCTAAGGCTGAAGTCAAAGAGAAACGAGCGCATCAAGCAAATCGTGAGCGTGTTTTCTCTGGGCAAGCCACCCCACAAGAACAAAATGATTTCTTGAAAAATCTATCTTCGGTTGTTAAGAAGCGATTCTAATAACCAAGTGTTAGCCATCAAACTGTAACTCCTCACTTATCTACTAAAGGAATACATAAAATGGCTGGTAATACATTTAATGCAACTGGTCCTAAGGCTGCGGCTCGCTCGCAGGCGGCGACTGGTAATGCCGACAACGTGTCGGAAAAGGAAGATCTGGCTAACTTCATTTCGATGATCTCGCGCGACGAAACTCCGTTCCTCGCCTCGATTGGTCGTACTAAAGCTAGCGCTATTTTCCACGAATGGCAAACTGATGAACTCGCAACTCCCGCTTCGGGCGCGGTTGCGGATGGTGTGTCGTTCTCGACTGTTACTGCTGCTCAAACAGCTGAACCATATCGTACTCGTCTGGGTAACTACTGCCAGATCAACTCGAAGACTGTTACCGTCACTGGTACTAAGCGGGCTGTTGATCAAGCTGGTGTTGCTGATGAATACGCGTATCAGCTGAAGAAGCGTGGTATCGAGATGAAGCGGGATCAAGAATTCGATCTGGTTCACTCGTGGCAAAATGTTTCGGGTAGCTCGCCTCGTAAGTTTGGTGGGTATCAGGCTTGGATTAACTACAACGTGTACAATGCGTTGGATACTCCTTCTGATTATACCGCTCCTACTAACAAAGGTGCTGGTACCGCTGGCACGTTTGCCAACGCGACTGGTGAAGGCAATCCTATTGAGCTGTCGATGGTTGACTCCATCATGCAAGACATCTATGAAGAGGGTGGCAAGGCTACCGTCCTGATGCTCTCGCCTGGACAACGTCGGATCTTCTCGTCGAAAGCGCAAGCTGCTTCTAACGTTCGTCGGAACATTGACGAGAGCGGTAAGCTGCGTCAGTCGGTTGAGTTCTACATGAGCGACTTTGGTGACATCAAAGTTGTGCCTAACTACATTATGGGTCTGACCAAAGCGCTGACAGGTACTTCCGGTGCGGCTGACTTCTCGGCTCTGGTGTATGATCCTCAGTGGTTCGCGTGGGCCACTCTGCGTCCTATGCAGGAAGTCGAACTGGGTCAGCTTGGTGACTCGATCATTGGTCAAATCGTGGAAGAGGGTACTCTTGAAGTTAAGAACCCGAAAGGCTGCGGTCTGATCTTCGGTCTGGCTCTGGCGTAATATTTAAGGGGAGGGATTAATTTCCCTTCCCTTTTTTCTTTTGTAGGAGCAGACATGCAACTAAAGATTTCTAATACAGATGGTACTTTCCTGTACTCCGATGATGTCGTTTCTTTCGAGACCACATCGGACGGGCGTATCACTGATGTAACATACGGGGCAACTGCTGTCACCGCTATTGCACAATTCACTGATGATGCCACCACTGCGAAGTATGAGATTGGTATCCTCAATAAAGGCGGTTTCTTCGACGTATGGTTTGATAATCGATAAGGACAATTATGGGAAAAGAGCTACTCTTAAAATATAAGGATGGCTCTGGTAATCTGGTCTTCAGTAGACCCGAATTTATCAGGGCGTCGGCTGACGGTAAGATTACCAATTATAAACCATATGGCGCTAGTGAGCTAGCACTAACAGATATCTCCAAAGTACAGTATGGTAGGTTAGGTAGGATTAAGCAGCTAAATGGAATGTTCCCTGCTGGATATGAAGCAGGGGTTAGTCCTCCTGCGCCATTGTTTAATGCACCACTTGGAGACCATTTATTCTATTTCGAAGAAAGTCCACCGCAAGATTATTTCCAAGAAGCTAGTGTTATTACCCTCTATTCTGGTACAACAGTTTCAGGCACAGAGCCTATTAATGGGACTAATTCCTTAGCCCCTGGATCATTAGGGCTATCCTTTCTAACTAAGAGAGCTTTCTCTAGCTACAAGGATAAATTTACTGTTGAATCTTTTGTTAGATTACCCAACACGACTGCAGTAATATTTTTAACTTCATTTGGGCAACTAGATAATTCTTTAACATCGTATCTTGGAATTACTATACCTAACTCAGGTGGGCCGAACCTGTACCTTCCTAGCTATAACACCATCTCTTTTTCTGAGCTTACTAAACCAGCACACAGTACTGATTTCCATTGGTTTTTCTCTGTTGATGAGACGTACATCTCCTTCGGTATAAATGGAGTTATACAAAGAATTGCCCGACCGGCGTGGTGGGATGGTATCCCAGTTTCTTTTCCATACAGTGTTCTGGTCGGATTAAGAGATACATATGGTAACGGATGGAGCACCCCGTCAAGGATTGATAATTACAGAATTACCTTTGATCAAGCATTATATAATGAGGGTAGCACTTATGAGGTTCCAGATGCAGAGTATGCGTTAGAGCAAATTAAAGGATACTCAGGAGAAATAACTACAATAGAATTACTAGAAGATTTAGTTGCAAATGGAAAAGCTAGTTATTTGTTTGATATGGGGGATGTACAAACAGTTGGTGATGTTTCTACTTTTAAAGAAGTATTAACTGGAACGTATCCAGATGCAACCGGCACGCCGCCTCTCTCCTTATCTAGCCACTCCTCTGCCACAGATATCAACATTAGCACAACAGGTGGGCCGGCTACTAGTAGAGGGTATTTAGAATCAACCTCTTTAACTGCCTCTACGTCACCGGCAACCCTGTATTTTAAGGGTGCGGGAGACTATACATTTAAAGATCACATGTGGTTTGCTTTCTCCTATTGGATCAATGATCCACTTGGAGATAATGGTGGGCAACAATCTATTTTTACTTTCCAGCAATACTATGCAGAGGCTTATGCAAACTTTCCATTTGCACTTAGGCATGGGGCATCACCCGTTGATGGCCCGCCGCTTTTGTTAGCTATAGATTCAGGTAATGATTTTACTACTGATATAACGCAGAATTGTGGGACCTTGTCAATAGGTGCGTGGAATCATATAATTGTTCAATGGTCAGCTAGATATGGCTCAGTAGAAGTTTGGTTAAATGGGGTCAGGACATCAGTATATAGATCATTCAACTGGCCTACTCCAAATCCGCATATCTTAGGATTACAATTACTCTCTGCCAAAGGTTATGGTAGTGGTGCGAGCACGCAGCGGGCTAGGGGTAGAATTGCTGATCTATGGGTAGGAAAATATACGAATGGAGCAGATTGTCTTTTGACTAATGACGAGGCGATGGCCCTTTATAATTCTAGATTAACATAGAGGAAGGAATAATACAAATGGCAATTTTATCTCGAACAAATGGCCCAACAAAATTACTTGAGCCGAAGACATGCGAACTGCATGCAAATGCGTTATTTACATTAGCGCAAGCGGTCGATGACCTCGTTGTTGCCCAAGGTACTGCAGCGGACGTCGCTGATCTCGATGTCACAATCACTGCTCTTCAGAATGCAACAATGGCTTGCACCGACGCTCTCTACGAAGAGGGTGTTTAATAAATAAGGAGAACCTAAATGGCTTCTTTCAATACAAAAGTTACAGCACCTACTACCCTTGGTGGTGGCGATACTGCAGAAGCATTAGCTAGTCAGGCCATGGCATTAGCTGCCCTTTGTGATGCCCTCATTGTGGCATACATTGCTGGCACAAACTTAGTGGATGTGGATGCAGAAGTTGAAGCAATCCAAGATTGGCTGATTGCATATACTGCTGCTTCTTATACAACAGTCTAATATATCCAATAGGACACATGGGAGCTTTATAAATGAGTGGATTTAAATCACAAGATGAAAACCCGCATAGCTTTGATGTTAAGCTGCGCGGGGATGAATTCCAATTAACACAAGACGTATCCTTCTACAAAGATTACGCAGCTGCATCCCGTGAGAATGTGGCCAAACAAACAAAAGCAACAAGCTATAAGCCTCTGTTTATCATGCCTGATATTGTTGCTGTGGATATCCTTGTTAAATATGGCATTGATGTGCATTCTAACGAATTCATGCATGACCATGAAATGAAACGCAAGGTATTAAACATTGTTAGGCAGGAGTATCCACACCTGCTAATGTCAGACATTAAAAGGATTTAAACTATGGCAACGCCTTTATATGATGCTTTAGCCGCCAAGGTGCGGGACTGGGCAGCGAGGCGTGAGACTGCTACGGTACCTGAAACTGTAGTTGATGATTGTATTCAATACGGCATGGATGATATTTATCGTCTCTTGAGGGTTCCACAGTTAGAGTATACTGCTGCACACACAATTGTCAGCGGTGATCAAACATTTGATAAATACTCTTTCTTTGATGTACCATCGGATCATATCGAGACGATCTATATTGGGAAGAGGAATGCTGCTGGCGATGCCCTTGATTATGTATATAATCAGTATGCAGATCAGCGCACCTTCCTCGATCCATTTGCCGAGCAGTATTCACGAAATCGCTATGCCATGAGGGATAATAAATTCCTTATTCATCCAAAGTTAACATTGGGTGATATTGTTGAACTTAACTACTACAGGAAGTTAACATCTTTGTTCTACTTGGATGACGATGATATTACCGTCATTGAGCCCGCGGATCATTGGCTTCGTGATAGTCAAGAGCAACTTATCATTTTTAGTTCTCTTAAGTATATGGGGATCTACCTTGTCGATGACGCAATGGAAGCTAAGTATGAGAAGCATGCTGCTACTATCATTGCTAAACTCAACAATGAGGAGAAAATGCGAAGGGCTCGTGGTGGTAATGTTCAAATGAATGTAAATACAGGTGGATTAATCTAGGGGGAAAATAATGCAACAATCACACGACTCAGCGCTAACATTGGCAACCAAGGCTGGTCCACCTGTGAGTGTTTCTCTTGCAACAGTAGCCGGATATAACGTATCTGAGCTTGTTCTTTGGGGTACTCTTATTTATACGGTCCTAATGATTGGTCATAAGATCTATCAAATTTGGAAGGACATTAAAAATAACAAGGAGTAAATATGGATCGAATGAGAATAGGAGCCCTTGTACTTTCTGCAGGTGCTCTTGTGTCCATTGCACTCCATGAAGGTTTTAGGGATAGGGCTTACACACCTGTTGCAGGTGATGTGGCCACTATTGGATTTGGAACAACAGAGGGTGTAAAACAAGGGGATACTATAACAGTAGAAAGAGCACTCGTAAGGCTACTCAAAGATGCAAATAAATTTGAGGAAGCTGTTCGTAGATGTGCCCCTGTTCCAATGCATCAGTATGAGTTTGATGCATATGTCTCTCTGACATACAATATTGGAGAGACTGCTTTTTGTAATTCAACCCTAGCCAAATATCTCAATCAGCGTTTATATGCGCTGGCTTGCAAAGAAATACTTAGGTGGAATAAATTTCAAGGACAAGAATTGCGGGGTTTAACCCTGCGTAGAGAAGCGGAGTACAAACAATGTATTGGCCAGTCCTAACAACAAACCCGCTAGCACGTAGAACTATCATTGTTCTTGCTTTGATTATTGCTATGATCGGAACTCACTATCTATTGTACGATAGGGGTTTCGATGAAGGCTTTGATCAGGCATCACAGGTTGCTGCCGTACATATGGCAGAACAAGATAGTGAGCATCTTAAACAATTAAACGATTTGCAAGAACAAGCAAATCAAGAATTACTTAAACAACGCGAAGTAGAAAAGCATTTAAACGCTCGTGTTGTGCAACTTCAGAAGGAAAAAGAAAATGCGGTCAAAGCTGTTACTCGTCGCTACACTCGCCTTGTTAACCAGTTGCGCGACCGTCTCTCAAGAGCCGAACATTTTAACGAGGACGGAACGCCTAGAGATCCCGGCGCTTCCACCACTGACGGCAGCGGAAGAGTTTGCACTGGAAGGCAGCTTTCTAGAGAGGATGGAGAGTTTCTTATCGGGGAAGCTGCCAAAGCAGACACCCTCCGAGAGTCCCTCCGACTCTGTAGACAAGCCTACGAAGAATTGAAACAACGAAATCAATAAGGACTAAATATGGCACTGGTACCGATTAAAGATCTTGGTAAAATTGGCGTCATTAAAGATACGGAACCGGCGCTACTCCCTGAAGGAGCCTTCACTGACGTCAACAATGTTAGGTTCAAGAATGGTTCTGTCTCTAGAATTGATGGAGAAAGTCTCTTACATACAGTTACAGTGAGTGGTGATCCCGCTACATTCAGACAGTATGCTCATTGGAGGCGTAATGATACAGATGGTAATCTAGGCTTTGATGGTGACAAGGTTTACTGGTTTACCTACGATCAAAGTGCAGCTTCAGATCCTGTGGCTGCAACTTTAAAGTATGACTCTGCCAATACTCTTTCTTCCCCGGTAGATTGGTGGGTAGACTTCTTTGGTGGTGGATATGCCATCATTATGAACAACGGACAAGAGACACCTATTTATGGTCTCTATCAAGAGACTGATGCTGGCACTGTGCAGAACTTCGTAGCATTTCCTGGATGGAATTACACAGCAGGGTTACAAGTAACGGCAAAGGTTATCAGGCCCTTTAGATATTCTCTGGTAGCGGCTAACCTAACATTTGTGCAGAGCGGTGTCACCACTAGAGCGCCTGTTACAATCCGTATTTCTACCCAAGCTGAACCGGGGGCATTTCCTCAAGTATGGCAACCGGGCACTACTGCGGATACTGCAGATGAGTTTGAAGTCAGCTCGAACACACCAATTGAAGATATGCTACCTCTTAGGGATTCTCTGTTCCTATATTGCAGTGATAGTATTCATCAATTATCTATCACAAATGGAGTTGTGCAGGTTAGAACGTATGCACCAGACAAAGGTATTCTAGGGCAAGGTTGTGTAGTTGGGTTTGATAATAAGCACTTTGTTGTGTCTAGGGATGATTTCTATATACACAATGGATCTGGTGAATTAAAGTCTGTTGGTAAAGGAAGGGTACTTGACTTCTTCCTTGCAGATGCTGATGGTTTATTCATTGAGTACGTTAGGGCATATAAGAATCCTAAGTTCAAAGAAATCTGGGTTTGTTATCCTCGTGACGGAACCTCTGATGGCCGCTTCGAGCGAGCCTTAATCTACAACTACGAGGAAGATACTTGGTCTATCAGAGATCTTCCAAAGTGTACCTCGTTATCTTTGGCAGATACTATTCAAACAATCACCATCCCTTCAGGCCATCCGACATTACCAGCTGGTCCTTTCCGTTATTACACACTCAATGGCTCTCCTGATTTGATCATGGCGTTTAACTACAATAGACTCTATAGAGCTGATGAAGGAGCAACCATGCTCAATGCTGCTAATATTGGTGGTACTTGGGCAACTAAAAGTATAACAGGATATGTTGAACGCTCTAAATTATTCTCTGGGGATATGTACCAAGATGTTCTAATTAGCGGTTTAGCGCCTGTAATGAAAACCGTAGTGGAGTCCGGTGTGGAACAAACTATCGATGTCACAGTTACAGGACAGAATGTTTATGACGCTGCAGCTGATTATACTAATACATCAGGTAGGGATAAATTTACTATTGATACAGCCAATACAACACATGGCTACAAAATGGAACCCAGGACTGTAGGTAGGTTCTTAAATTACAAAATAGTTGGTGTTGCTAAATGGGTTTTATCCCTGATTGGATTAGACCTTAAACCAGCAAGCAGGAGATAATCAATGAAATACATTCCGCCAGCAACAGGTAACGAGTTCTTGGACTTGTTCCTGCTGGACCTCTCTCGAAGTGTTGCGGATCTTGAGACAGGTCTGCAAATCAACAACGATGGATCCGTAGGGAATGTGTACGATTCTCAAACCCTGACCTATGTTAACAGGTACTTGTTTATCAGGTTTGCCACAACTAATACTGGCACAGGGTTTGGTACTACTGATACTGGTGCTAAGTTCATTGGGTTCTACAATAAAACCACAAGTAGCACCTCTGGATCTACATCGTGGTTTAACTACACGTGGATCCCAGTTAGTTCTTCTGACCCTGACGCGGAGATTGCCTCTGATGAAAACCTTTACTACAAAGTTACTGGTGGCCGCAAGATCACTTATTATATCGGTGATAGTGCTCCTGATGCTGGCTTCGTTGTTTGGGGGAGTGGAGTCATTGATCTCGATTATATCACAACAACCAGCACAACCGACACTGCCCTCAATGACCACTTAGCAGATACTACAGATGCGCATGATGCTAGCGCTATTTCAGTTACTCCCGTTGGTGATGTGGCCGCGACAGATGTTCAAGCTGCTATCCAAGAACTCGACTCTGAAAAATCAAGTACAAGTCATACGCATGGTCAGTTGCATGATGCAGCAACAGTTACAGACAGCACCACAATAGATTTCAGTATTACAGGGCAACAGATCAGCGGTTCGGTCATCACGCAGATGTCCATCTCGTCTGATGCATCTGGTCTGAAACTCAATGGTGACACTGCTTCTCCCGGTACTTCGATGATCTACGGAACTCACGCTGGCACAGGGGTTCGCGGTTGGTACGCTCTAAGTAATTTCTGGGGTGGAAATACTATTTCGGAAGGCAATACGGAAGTCTCCATTAATGACGCAGGGTCTGGTTCCATTAATTTTACAGTCGATGGTGCTTCTTTTGCTACCTTTACGGCGAGCAGTGCTACCTTTGATAAAACAGTAATCACTATTGCTTCTGCATCAGGTGCTGCAGGATTCAGGCTACCACATGGCGCAGCGCCATCGTCACCAACAAATGGTGATGTGTGGACAACCACCTCCGGTATATATGTGCAGGTTAATGGGAGCACAGTTGGTCCTTTAGGGACTGGTGGTGGCGGTGGAGCACTGGATGATCTTAGTGATGTAGTTATAACTACCCCATCAACAGGAGAAGTACTTAAATACAACGGTACTAATTGGGTGAACGATACCGATGCCACTGGCGGTGGTGGATGGTCCTCATACGATGATCTGGAAGTTGCTGAGTACAATGCCGGTAGCTCTGGCGCTTCGATCACAATCGACTTTGATAATAACAAGGATCAGCGAGTGACTCTTTCGGCTGATACAACGATTACACTGAGCAACCCCAAAGAGGGTGTTACAATGAGTCTCAGGATTATTCAAGATGCAGCCACCGCTAGGACTGTATCCTTTGCTACTACCCTGAAGACTCCCGGTGGTGTTGATTATGTAGCCACAACCGATTTATCCGCAGAGGATATCATCTCTTTCCAGTATAGGAACGGGGCATGGTACGCTGTATTTGCAATGGACTTTTTCTAAAATGGGACAACCTTTCAGAATAATGGGAACCTATGGTGGTGGATACGGGACAGGATTGACCATGCCAGAGCATAGAAGGGGCGATGTATTCATCTTGCTTAGGAGGAGCTACTCTGGTACCCCTGGTAATCAATCAGGTTGGTCTAATCTATCATCGGTTAATAGGCTGATGTTGTCATACGTCTTCGCCGTAACCGATAATGGTATATCTTCCCCTACTACCGGCCCTTATTGTTGGGTAGTAATACATCTACGTGGTGTGAGGGCGATAGGGGAGGTTTATGCCAGTACTGATACCT